GATTACCAGGATTAGCCAAAAGATACATCACACAAAATGAAGTTAGTTCTAGAGCTAGAGCTGCCGCAGCACATGCACAAGGGTATGATATGCCTCTAGATTTTGTGCCTAACATTGTAAACAGTAAAGCAGTACAAGGACCAGACAAATCTAAAAATGCAGGTTCATTGATGTTAGGTGCAGTTGAAGTAAATTTAAACAGTTTGGCTGATCTTGCAAACATTATGATCACAGTACGCGGCGATCCTTATTGGCTAGGACAACCCAAAGGACAAAGCGGGGGAGCTCCTTATACCAGAGGCGGAAACAATTTCTTTTTGAATATTAATTTTCCAACATATCCAGACGACAGTACTGGACTAATGAATATAGTTGAAAGAGATTTTGGTATTACAGGATTGTACAGAGTTACACAAGTTCAGGCTAGATATGCTGACGGACAATTTATTATGATGTTGGATGCTTTCCGTGACACCAATACTAACGTTGGATTGGTGTTAGAAGAACTAACCTCTGGGGAAATAAGTTTAGGTAATTTTAGACAGCTAGCTGATGTTTATACCAGTCCTGAACAAGGAGATGGTCCTGGCGGCGGAAATGTCACTCCATCTAGTACAGGACCTGGTAACATAAATTTTGTAAATGGCACAGGCACAGGCACAGTTACACAAAGTCAAAGTGGTATAAGAAATCAACCAATCACATCAAGTCTTGAAAGCATATTACAACGAGCTGGTGCTAATGCCGGCGTTAATGTTGTGGTCACCAGCGGTGGACAACCATCCAGCGGACCAAACAGAACGGGAAGTACAAGACACGACAACGGTCGTGCAGCAGATGTACAGTTGTTTGTACCTGGTAGAAATACGCCATTGAGTTTAAATAATGCAGCTGATGTTCCTATCATACAAAACTTTATAAATCAAAGTCGATTGGCTGGCGCAACTGGTCTTGGCGCTGGCAACGGATACATGGGCGATAATACATTCCACATAGACAATGCTCAGCCAGGAAGTGTTCAGTATTGGGGTGGACAACTAGACAACGGTACATTCAGAGCAAGAAATGCTCCAAGTTGGTTAAGAGATATAGCAAGAGGATTAGTATAACATGCGAGGAAAATATACCGGGTTAAACACTGAAAGCATAGGTGTACCTGAGAGGTTTGATAGAAGTAAACACGGTGCGCTGCAAACACTCATGGGTGTGTTTCTAGGAAAAGTTGTAAGTGTCAAAGACGATACTTATCAAAATCAAATATACGTCGAGCTAATTGGCCAAGAAATTATCAGTGACAAAAATGAAGAAGATAGAAAAAAATATCACAAGGTTCGCAGATTGATGAGTTTTGGCGGAGCATTTCATGATCCCAATTACAGTGACGATTATGGAATGATGGCTCCTCCACCCTCACCAGGTTCAGAGGTATTGGTTGCTTTTACTGGACTGGAACAAGAAGGTTATTTACTTGGTGTACTGAGTGATATTGGCAGGAATGCACAAATACCTGGATTGAGTGCTGGTATTACCAAAGAAGGTGTAGTTGCTCCAGCAGTTGATTTAGATGTTAAAAGCACAGACGGCATTGTAAGAACAAGACACAATCAATCAGAACAACTAGCAAAACAAGGACTAGGATTAGATGTTATCAGAGGATTGACCAGCAGTGGTGGTAGAAGAGAAAGTCCTATTAATTTGTTCGGTATGCAAACACCTGGAGGTCACAGTCTTGTCATGGACGACGGAACTCGAAATGATGCAAATGTTCTTGTTCCTGACAAAGCTAGAATACCGGGAAAAAATGATCTTGTGAGAATGCGTACAAGACAAGGTGCTCAAATTCTAATGCACGACACAACAGGCATTGTTTATATTATCAATCAAGACGGGTCAGCTTGGATACAGATGAGTAAAAATGGTGATATCGATGTTTATAGTGAAAACAAAATCAGCATGCACTGTGAAAATGATATGAATCTACACGTTGGCGGAGATTTTAATTTAGATGCAGAAAATATTAACATTAATTCTAGAGGATCCGCAGGCATTCATATGGGAACTGTTGATGGAGAAGTCAACATACTCAGTGCAAAAGACATGAACTTGACATCAGATCGTAATGGAAATATACTAGTAAAAGGGCATTTAAAAGTAACTGCAAAATTGATTGATTTGAATGGTCCTAAGGCTGAAAGAGCTTATTTTCCAAAATTGCGAAATCACACACAGAACCTTACTGTTAAACAAAGTATGGGCAGCAGAGTTCCGGAACACGAACCATGGGGAGGACATGCTGAACAAGATAATATCGTAGCTTCACAAGCACCAGGCAAACTTGGCGCAACCAGCAAAGATCACAATATTTCTGATCAAAAAACAAATGCTGCTACCGGAAGTGCCATTGGTTCTACTCAACCTGATCCGGTACAAATAAGAAGTAGACCTACAGGATCGGTTAGTGCTGATGAAACATTAGATCCTGCTCTTAGAGCTGCTGGATTTAATAAGACCAATTCAGCATACAACAAAGAAAAAGGAGGGTATGTCAGAACAGATATTCCGGGATGGTACACAGATGATGCACCGGTCACATATAAGTCAACAGATCCGAGATCTCCTTACTACAACCCACCAAATCCAAACACAAGTGTTGGTCCTACACAAGTAAATGTAGATACAAATATCAATCCTAGAACAGGTAAACCTTGGAGTAATAGATAATGTTAACACAAATACCTGTATATTTTCAAATTGTTTGGGATGATTACAATATACTAGATCAAACAACATATGATACACAAATTGATATAACAGATGTGAGAACCAGTAATACAGCTAGAGATGTTGCACTAAATTTTTCTAGGTACAATGCTTATAATGGCACAGGTTATGGAGAGAGAATAGATAATTCGGGTATTACTGAACAACAAGCATACGATGATTGGATAACTGTTTGGGATAAACAAGACAGAAAAGTAAGACAAGATCTTGTTAATTTAGAAGTTTACAAAATAACTCAAAATCAGTATGATGGTCTGGTTCTTTACAATTGGATCATGGGAAATACAAACACAGTGCTTGCAGAAGAAGGTGAATATGATCTAAAACAAACTGTAAAAAATCAAGATTGGGATATAGTAGCTAATATGATAGCTAGATCATTGAACAATCGAGACAAAACAGACCAAGCTGCTAAAATAATCGCACTGGCTGATTATGGAGAATACAAAGATAGAAGCTGGTTGAGAACCCAAGGTATATATAGAATGCGTCAACAAAATGAACTGTTGGCACTGGATAGCACACAGGTAAAACGTGCAAGATTTGCGTACTATGCTGAAACTGGAAACTTTTTGCCATTTACTCCTGAAGGTGTTAAAAGAGATATTGTAAAAAAATATGCAGATACATTGATACAGCAAAACTTTATCTATGACGGTACAACTAGTACATTTACACTGCAAAAGTCACCTAGTTTATATCCTGTAGAAAAGATACAAGTGCAAGTAAATGGCACCAAAATACCTCTGTATTTTGACTATACAGTAGATGGCAGAACACTTACTATTACTAAACAGCTAGAAATTAATGATGTTATCCGCACTACCATTAAAATATAAACAGAGCGGTTAATTCTGCTATAAATAGTAGTATGGCAACATATTATGGATATAGTACGATAGACACAGTTACAGGCAGTAAAACTCTAGTCGATGTTGAACTGGCAAAGCGTGATCTTATGAACAACTTTTACACTCGCAGAGGCGAGAGAGTGCAAAACCCAGAGTTTGGCAGTATATTGCACGACTTGGTGTTTGAACCTTTGGACAGAGAAACAGAAACACTAGCACTAGACGATGTAAAACGTATTATAGACAATGATCCACGATGGATTGAATTAGAAACACTGTTAACAAAACCCGATGATCACACACTAACAATTAAAGTGAGATTGAGGTATAACGACACAGGGACAGCAGAAGAACTGTTCCTAACATATGTAGGCGAGATAGCATAATGGCACAAGGCGCAAGACAAAGCAGTTTATTTGCTGCTGAAGATTTTAGTGTTGTTTATGAAAGTTTTAGCGAAGCTAACTTTCAAGCGTATGATTTTGAAACCATACGTAACAG